CTTGGCTTCGCCTTTGAGTGCTGCGCCATTTAGTTGTGTGCCACCTTGCGGACCTGCAATAGTGGCAAACTTTTCTCGAGCTTGACCCAGCATGTCTTTAGACACTGCTAGAGCATAGTCTTGGATCCAGGGAAAAATACGACTGTCGTTGAATAGCATGCTGTCGGGCTTGCGGTTATAGATCCATAGCAGTACTGTTTCTGCAGGATCATCTGTTTCTGGCGCATAGGCATTGGTGCGTGTTAGGTCAAAATGTGATACAGAAGCAGCGCCAAGATTATGCTGTGCTGTTACTGTGATTGTTTGTTGTGTGCCATCAAGTGATCGTATCTCGTAAGAATTGTTGTATCCGTTGATAGGACAGTTAACAATCACAAGTGTGCCGCCTACTGTCAAACCTTTGCCGCCCCAGGGTTCTGACAGTGTCAAAGTAATAGTGGATCCAGCAGTTAGTCCGTCTGCGCTCAGTGTCTGCAGGCGTTTGTATGTGTGGCCAATGCTGGGAATCTTGCGAACAATAGTGAGCTTTTTACTCATTGGGTTATATGTAAAATTCATATAGCCACCAAACATGTTCATTGCTAACTTTTGATATTGTGTGAACAGCTCGTAGTTTGTTAGGCCGCCCACACGTCCTGCTACCAACATATAGGTATTCAAGTACCCTGACGCAAAAGGTTCAAATTGACTGGCGGTTGTGCCACTTACACTGCCAATACCACGCCTAAACACCTGCCTAACCGTCATTATATCTGCCGGCAATATATATTCCTGTGTCTCAGGCAGCAGGTCTAAAAACGCATAGCTTTCTTCTTCGCCTGCTGAGCTTCGTTGGCGATAGCGCAGAAGTGCGCGATCAATGGCAACTTTATAATGTTCTGGATCTAGTTCAACATCCACCATTCCGTCACCAAGACGGAAGCGAACATAGTCTTCTATTTCTTTGCGCTTGAGTGCATTAGAAGGATATAGGTTTTCGTCGTAGGCAATGGGCCCAGGCCCGCCTATACTTTGAGTATGTAGCGACAGTGTTGGTGTTAATCCGTCTTTGAGAGTGGCCATAAAAAATCCCTGTATGCAATATTTATGCACACAGGGATTGGACAGCCAGTTAGATCACTGTACTTTGAGCAAGAGCACGTCTGCGTTGATACGACCATTCAACAGTGTTTCTGTTGCTTTGATAGTGTCCATGAACTTGCGTAACTGTATCTTGCCTGCTTTTGCAAACTCTGCCAGCTGTTGCTCAGGCTTACGCAGGGTTTTGCTTGCGCTCTTGGCAGTGTAGTTTTCAATGCTGGTACCTTTGATTGCAAGCCCTGCACTGGTTGCCGCAATGTACTGGCCTAGCTTGCGTGTTTTTGTGTTGTAGACCCAAAGTTCGCTTGCACCAATAACATCCACAGGGTTCACACTAACCAGCTTGAGCACTGTGTCCTGCTTGGCATACTTGAGTTTGGCAACCAGTTTCTCTTTGCTTGGGCTTTTCTTCACACGAGCTTTCTTGGTGGCTTTCTTTACACCGCGATACTGATCAACTGCTTTTTGCAGTTCATCCAGCCATGCATAGATGCGCTTGTAGTCCGCGGCCTTAAAGTGCTTGTAGCCTTCAACCAACTGCTCATCTGTCTTGGCCTGTGCGGCTTCAAGCTCTGTGCGAGTGTTGACAAATGCTGTTTCAATCTTGCTCAATTGTCCTTGCGGAACATTTTGTGCGACCAGGAAATCATAGGGTTTGAAGCCTGTGCCAGTGTTTGTTACCACTTCATCAAAGTGGCCGTCAAGTTCGCCAATGGTGGCGCTGGTTTTTTCATTCAGTCGATCCTGTATAGTGGGCTGTCTAACCACAGGCTTGTTTTCTACCGCGGCCGGTTGGTCGTCTCCTTCGTTGTACATGTCATACTTTTCACATACATCACGCACCGCTGTTTCCAAATACTGTAATGCACGAGCTTTGAGTGGCATGCCAACACCGTGTGCAGTAATGATGCTACAGGCAGTCATTGGTACCCAGCGGCTTTTGATAACTTTAGCAAGATCAGTTTTGCTGACCACAAAATGTTTTTGTTCCTGTAGCCACTTGATAAAGTCTGGCTTGAGATCTTTGCTAGAATAATGATAGTTGTAGTAATAAAAACTACGGCGCAGGTTGTGATCAAAATCAGCGTCACTCATTGCAAGTGCTCGTTCTGTGTCCCACTGCGGCTCACCGCCTGTGTACTTTTCGTCAGCTAGATGTGCCCTGCGAGTGCTGGGCTTTTTCTTAGCAATTTTGACCCCTGCCACAGTCTTGCCTGTGTTGGCTTTGTTAGCGGGTGCTTTTTTAGCAACTGTTGCCATACATGCTCCTTGGATTATTGATTACTTTGTAATTATACACAAAACGGACAAATGTGTCAACCATGTTGCAAATGAGCCAACACCAGCCACTGCTCAAAATCTGTAATACTTTGGTTTATGCATTCCACCAGGCTTGCATGGCGCGGAGTTGTTGTTTTTTTACAACGGCGCATTTCCACTTCTTCCTTGCTGAGTTCTTGTGCAAGTGTTTCTATCTGTCCAATCATCTTGGCTAGATCTTTCCTGCATCGGTCAGGTGCGGCTTTAATTTGATCACGCAAGTTTCCGCTGACTTTGCCCCAATCTAAACTGTTTTGTACAAGCATAGATCAAGTATACAACCTTTTGGACATGTTGTCAATCTAGCTAAATACAGCAATAAGGATCCAAAATGCCACGTTTAAGCCTATGGCGTGAAAATAAGACCAGCGATTTCAAGTTCATTGATCGACGTATCAGTGAAATGTTTACCATTGGCGGCACCGGCATCCTGTTACACAAATATCTAGGTGTTGAGGGCGGAGACGGCAAAGATGCCACTGTGCCTGCGTACAATTCTGCAAATCCTCTAAACATACAAGACCTACTGTTTGTTGAGAACCGTGATCGCAAGTACGACAGCAGTATCTATTCTGTGCGCGGCATCTATCAAAAACAAGATCAAGACTTTGACCTAAGCCAGTTTGGTATATTCTTAGCAGCTGGTACACAGTTCATGACCTTCCATCTCAACGACATTGTTGACATCATTGGTCGCAAGATCATTGCAGGAGATGTGCTTGAGTTCATGCACATGAAAGATTTTTACAATCTTGACGACAGCATTCCTTTTGCTATCAAACGTTTTTATGTGGTAACAGATGTGAGCTGGGCCGCAGAAGGTTTCAGTCCCACCTGGTATCCGCACCTGTGGCGCTGTAAACTACAGCCTTTGGTGGACAGCCAAGAATACAAAGACATCCTTAAAAAGATCAGTGCAGACAATGATCCTTTTGGTGCCAATGCCAATGTAGCACCACTGAGCAGTATTGTCAGTACCTATGACAAATTCCTTGGCCTTAACCAAGCAATTATTGCACAAGCAGAAATTGAAGTTCCAAAAGCAGGTTACGACACAACCAATTTGTTCACAGCTGGTCGCAGTAGAAACGGACAGATCAACAATCCCAAAGACACCAAGATAGCCACCGGCAACATTGATATCTCTGGTCAACTGCACATTGAACTTACCACTGTTGCCGCCAGAACCAACAATAATCGTATCTTGGTTGCCAACAACCGTCCGGCTATTGTTGGTGCCACTGTTAGCAGTGCAAGTATTTTTGCTGCCAACGGAGTTACCATAACTGGTATAATTGGCAAGGCCGGGCTCATACTGAGTTCAAATGTCACTGTGGCCAACAATGAAGTCATAACCCTCAGCTATGCTTCCAAGAAAGCCACAACAGACACCGCAGCATCAACTCCGGCCGCCAAGGTAAAAGGCTATCTAAGCGGTGATGGTACTGCACCAAATGGATTGACTGTGGCCATGGGCATAGCATTTCCATCTGGTTCCAAGAATGGCGATTACTTTTTAAGGCTAGACTACGTGCCCAACAGACTGTTTAGATACGACGGGTTACGTTGGATCAAGATCGAAGACAGTGTACGCACCAATATGACTCCAGGTGCACCAGATAACAACACCTTGCATTCTGGTTTTGTTAACAATCAAAATACCATGACTGGTGCTTCAGGTACTGTGTACAATGAGCGTCAGAGCTTGAGCAAGATACTGAAAAAATAAGGCGGATAAACAATGGCTGTTCAATTCTTTTATGATCAACAGATAAGACGTTTCTTGTTGCAGTTCATACGTCTGGTCAGTAACTTTCAAGTAGAGTTTGGAACCACCGACACTCATACTGGCAAACTGGCGCTGCAAACTGTGCCTGTTTTCTATGGTGATCAAAGCAGACAAGCCGCACACATACTGCGTCCAAGTCAGAACAGCATGAGCACTGTGCCTGCAATGGCAGTTTATATCTCTGGTTTATCCTATGATCGTGATCGTGTGCAAGAACCTTTTTTCCTAAGCAAGGTACATCTGCGACAGCGCAAGGTAGATCCGGACACTGGATTGACCACAAGCGAAGAAGGAGACAGTTTCACTGTTGAGCGTCTTATGCCTGTGCCCTACAAGCTCACACTGAAACTTGATATCTGGACTTCTAATACAGAACAAAAACTACAACTGATTGAGCAACTGTGTACAGTG